ATTTCTTGCATAGCAGCACGTTCAATACGTGCAAGTCCTTCTTCTACTTGACCACGGTTGTTACCTGCTAACTGTTGCAGATCAAAGTCATCAATAGTCAACCGAAAGAAAGGACTGTTTGGTGGGAGCAGGGCAAGCAATAGCTTTGATGCTAGGTTGTTTACACCTCTTGCTCCAATACCCTGATAAGGCGTGGCATAAATAGAAGAACTACTATGACCTTCCTCTGGTAAAAGAGTAGGAATAGTAAGCCTTGCTGCTTCTCGCCCTCGTTCTAGGAACGTATCTCGTTCACTTTCTAGTTGGCTGTAGCGTTTAGCTACTGTACCTACGTCTTGTTCCATGTGTTATTCCTTATACAATAATCTTGCTTTTATATCTTTTCATACGCTCACTTTGTTCAATGATAGGAGCAGATGAAGTAGTATCAGGCATCATGTCAGTAGGTTCAGCGATCTTTTCTTCTTCATCATCAGTATCTTTACTCATGAGTTTCTTAACTTCACTTGTGTTTACTGTGAAAGCACCCATACTGATCTCCTATCCGACAGGGATGTTCAACCCTGAACCACCATCACCACCTATGTTAGCAGAACCAGTCTTAATTACCAAAGCTTTTTTACCCTTACGCCTACGTCCCATTTTACCACCTTCTGTTTCTACCATAGCTTCAGCTTCCTGATCCATTGGTTTAGGTGCAGCGGTAGATGCAGCAGGTGTTGGTGCTGGTGCTGGCTTAGAGCTTCTTCTAAAAAATCCACCCATATTATACTCCTGTTGTTGGAATTTGTAAACCTGAACCAGAACTACCTGTCTGTACAGAAGTGTTTTTTATATCAACACGTAGTTTACGTTTACCTGTTTTCTTTTTAAGTCGATCTGCGTCTAAACCCTGATCAGCAAGCTCAATATCTGGTGTCTTTGCGACAGCAGTTACTGGTCTAGCTGGTGCAGGTAGTGGCTTAGGTGCTGATGATCCGAATAATCCACCCATGTGTCATTCCCCATAATCTTCGTTATAAATATCTGTAAGTTTTTTTACTACTGATTGTTGTCCCCTGAGAAACGCTAGCTCCTCAGAGGTGATTTGTTCATGTGGAAGTTTATCTGGATAAAGCTCCTGTAAAGCGTTCAGTAGAGCAGTAGTAATGTTTAATGAATATCCTAAGACATTAACCATATTAAATTCACTTTCGCTAATAGGTACAGTTTAGACTATATGTCTACTAATTCACAAGCTCCTGCAGTACAAGCTAAGGTTTGACTACCTGATGTAGTGTCTTCCTTTTCATATAAAGACAAGGCAGACCAATCTATACTCTCAGGCATTTGTTTCTTTAACTCCTCATACTGTTCCTTATCAATCTCTTGATATGGTGCTTGTGCATACGAGTGATCACTGTGTGGTAGGAATGAAATACCTGAGCAGATGTCAAAGTTTTCGTAGACCCATGCACCTACTGCCATCCACTCTGCATCCTTGACTGTGATAGTCACAGATGGTTTGTGTTCACACCAGTGTAAGGCATAGTTCTTCCACAATTCTAGCTGCTGTAGTGCAGTCATATCGTTACGAGTAACAGCACCTACTGGTGACTTAGTAGGGAAGCTAAACACTGTAGTAGAGTCAGGCTTCATCACGCATGGTTCAGCAGGAATACCACTGTCCTTCATAAACTGTGTTAGTGGGTCTTTGTTGTCACCACGCACAGTACGAATGTAGTACTCACTGTGTCTTGCATGAATACCTGATGCAGTGTTTGTCAATTGTGATACAGTACCAGATGGTTTGACACAAGTAATAGCAGCAGAAGCAGGGACACCTAGTTTATCAGCATAGATACGGTTGACATCAATAGCCTGTAGCTTAAGCTCTTTGAGCCAGCGTGGGCTATCAACAGTCTTAGATAGTACATTGTTATCCATGATACCTGTTAGTGATACACCTAGTAGACGCTCTTCCTCCGTATTCTTCTGCCAAATCTTACGTAGGTATGGCATCTTAGTAAAGGTAGACTGTACTGTACCAAGGATGGTAGCTAGTCGTACCTTACGGCGTAGACTTTCTAGGTCATCGTGTTCACGTACTACTACCTCTGTCAGATTACAGAACTGGTATGGGCGTAGGATAATTTCAGAGCAAGGGTTAGTACCCCACTCATGTCCTGTCTCCCTACGTCCATTCATCTTAACATGGTTGTCTGCTGCTGGACGAGAGAAGATACCACGCTCACCAGACTTAGACTCTACGAGAGATAACCACTCACGCATAAACCCTTCCATGTCAGGCTTGTCTGTGTAGGCTACAGAGTTATTAGCTAACGCACGTTGACCCTCATTTTCCCACCACTGACCTGACTTAGCGTGTGCCATACGTCCGTCACTTAGGTTAGACAGGCTGATCATGGCTGATCGGCGTACACCACCTACTACCACAACCTCACCAATCTTACACATGATATCGTGACACTCAATACTAGTAAGCTTACGTCCTACTGCACCCTTAAACTTAGCCACAACAAACTTGAACAAGTCATCAAGAGGCTCAGGTCCACTAGCTCTACCACCAAAAGTCTTAAGCCTAGCACCTGCTGGTCTAATCTTAGACATGTCCCACTTTGGAATGTCACCTGAGTACAGGTGTGACAGTAGCTTATGTAAAGCCCTAGCCCAACCCTCCTTGCTATCCTTAACTGCAATGACATCATCACTATAATCTAGTGCCTCAGGTATATCAGGAAGCTTGGCAATAGACTGACGTTCTACACTGAAGCCGACACCAGTACCACACAGTAAGATAAACATAGCCTCATCAAAGGCACGAATATGATCTACTGGTAGATAGCTACAGTTGTAGATACACGTGTTGTCACGGTCTGCTGCTACCCCTGCTGTCATCACGGCTCTCATGCTAGGCATCACCTCAAGGTTGATGATTGCTTCCTCAATCTCTTCTAAGTCTTTTGCAGGTAGACCAGTAGTAGCAATGTAGTTGATATATCGTTGCACTGTCTCAGGCCAAGTCTCTCGCCTGTTCTCTTCTTCTAGCCACCGTGCATATCTGCTAGTAGCAATGAATGTTTGGTAGTCAGTTGGTAGGTAATTGCTACTCATCTATTGTCTCCATTCCCTTGTAGTACGCCACGTTCCTTGCGGCTCTCTAGTTTTTGTATATTCATAGCAGCTATAACTTGTAGGCTATAGTTAATATCCCTAGCTACTGCTGCTACATACCACAACACATCGCCTAGTTCTTTGGCAATCTCGTGTGCTTCTTTCTTAATATCTTTACCATCTCGTACAATCTTCTTTACCTTTTCTGCTACCTCACCTGCTTCACCAGCTAGGCCAAGGGTAGGATAGGTTAGCTTGTACTCTTCTGGATAGATGGCAGTCTTATTAGCGCGTTCTTGGTAGGCATTAAAATCCATACTACTCTTCCCCAATCTCGCCACCGTCATTCTTAGTACAGTATACCTCACTAATATAGTTGAACCCCATGCCCTGCAAGAAGGACTTAAAGTTATACATCAAGTCAGGAAGGTATCCCTCTGTTTCAAAAGTATGTTCAATAGTTCCTGTAACATTTCCATCTTCGTCTGTATGCTCACACCGAAAGGTAATATAATCGTTCACCAGTTTACTCCCTTAGTTTTTTCCATAAGTTTTATCATCTTCTTGAGATACCAGATAGCTTTCTCTGCATCCTGAATAGGGTTGCCCTTCTTGAACAAGCGTGAGCCTGTGTACTTAATGACGTTACCGTGACAGTAGCTGATGGCATCCCAATCACCTAGTACGTCAACGATGTAGTCAATAGTTTCAATGCCATTATCTGCGTAATGGGCAGGGCTGTTTACCATGTCTTCTTCTTTGGCTTTTTGTTTCATGTATGCTTCATGTCCTACATGGGATTCCATAGCTTCACCTCTCCTGTGTCTGTGTCATACTCACCATTGCGTAAGATACGTGCTAGCCTAGCGTTCTCTATTGCTATCTCTTCTGATAAGCCTTTCTTATTGTACGCAGCAACCACTGTATCCCACGTGCAACCAGAAGACAGAAGTTTATTAGCAGTCTTGGGACCAACAGTTGGACAGCCGCTGTAGTTATCTGTACTATCCCCAACCAAAGTTTGGAAAAGGAAATTGTAGTTAGCTTCTGCCTCAGTGATTGTAACCACTTCGTCATTAAGCCAGTGCTTTGCTGGTACAGTAAGTAAGTCCTTATCTTCAGACCAGATAATTGTATCTGGATTAGAAGTACCAAGTATCCCCATGACATCATCTGCTTCTAGTCCTTTATAAATTATAGTGTTGTACTTGCTCATCATATAGTGTCTTGCATAGCTAAGAAGCATAGGCTTGCGTACATCTTTACGATTAGCTTTGTAGTAGGGAGCTACCTTTTTACGGAAGTTATCTTGATCAGATAAAGTAACGATACAGTCTTGAACAGGTGCAGCATCTACTAAGCCAGAGATGTATTCATCTAGCTTGTAGTCTACATCATGTTCCCAAGCATGTAGTGTCCACAATCCATTACCCCAATCCGTAGGTTTCTCTGCTACCACTGCTGCTTTGTAAGCTATTATGTCTCCATCAATAAGCAGTAGGGTCATCGTGTATGTCCTCTTTATTTTTTTCATCATCTTTAAGGTTGTTGAGTGTTACTATCTTGATACCTGTAGTCACTTGAATGTAATCAAGGTATGACTCAACGATCCACTTAATACATAGGCAGATAGACACGCCAAAGAATGAGGCAGTAAGTATCAACCTAAAAATAAAATCAAAGTCCATGCTGGATGCACTCCTTAGCCTGACCAACAGACATCTTGAACCACTCACC